TTAGCTGTCAGTCGTTCCCTCCGAAATTTGCGAGTGGGACAGATTTGGGACAGAAACCCCAAAAATAGCGTCTATCTGCTTCGCGTGCTCCGTTAAATGATTCGGCGCCAGATGCGCGTATCGCCGTACCATCTCGATCGACTCCCAACCGCCCATTTCCTGAAGAACTGACAGCGGGACACCGGCCTGAATCAGCCAGCTTGCCCATGTGTGTCTCAGGTCGTGGAAACGGAAGTTTTCGATCCCGGCACGCTTCAAAGCAAAACGCCACGCTGTATTCGAATCGACACGCAATTTCCTGACTGCCGCGGTTACTGACCCGTCAGAACGCTTGCTCGCTGTGGTGTGAACAAATACCCATTTTTGATGGTTGCCAATCTGTTCACGTAACACTTTGCAGGCGGTATCATTCAAGGCTACACCAATAGCTTTGCCTGACTTGCTTTCTTCCGGGTGTATCCATGCGACCTTTCGCTGCATGTCGATTTGCTGCCATTCGAGATTAACGATGTTGGATCTGCGCAGGCCGGTAACCAGCGCAAAAATCACCGTCGACTTTAAAGGTTCAGGACATTCGTCAACCAGGCGCTGCGCTTCATTTGGTTCGAGCCATCTGACGCGCTTATTTTTTGCCTGTGGTACTTTTATCACTGGCGCTTTTTCCAGCCATTTCCAATCTCGCTCTGCCGCGCGCAACAGCGACTTCATCAGGGCCAGGTGCTTTGCTTTGGTCGCGGTGCTGACAGCCTGGCGCTCATATTTGGGCGCTTCGATCCCTCTCTTCGCCAATGACTGAGAATGCAGCCGATGGTTTTCCGCTGCCCTGCGGTTAACCATTTTGCTGATCGCCATGTAGATTTTGGCTTCAGTAATATCCTTCAATTTCACCCCTTCAAAATGCATCAGCCAGAATCCCATCCGGCTTTTGTCATCATCCAGAGATTTCTTCTCAGCCCGTTCTTCCAACCACCTTAAACAGGCCTCTTCAAAAGTGACGTCAGGAAAATCGCCGAGCCGGTCTATTCGCCAGAGCTCTGATTTTCTTTTGTCGTGCAGCTCCTGTGCCTCCCTCTTGTTCGCTGTCCCAAGAGATTCTTTAAGTCTTTGCCCACCCGGCAGCGAGAAGCTCGCGTACCAGATGTTACCTCTACGGAAGATGGACATGTTTTTTCCTCGAGCATGTCACCCTCACTCACGGCGACAGTGTTGATCGGTTTATTCAGTGCGGCAATACATGCTTGCCGGGTAAAGATGTAAGGGGACTTTGGTTTCGATGGATCCTTGCGCTCGGCATGAACGCGGCCATCTCTGACCCACTTGGTCAGCGTGGGCAGTGACAGCCCTATAAACTGGGCTGCCTCCGCCTTTGTGAGCCCGTATCTGTCCAAAAGGCTACCTCTCTTCAAATTGGCCGTTGAGCACGCCAATCGTCCACAGGAAATCGACCAGTCGGTAGATCGGTTTGATGGGCTGATAGTGGCGTTTGATGATCGGACCGGAAAGTTTATCGAATGGTGTTTTGGGATTGGCCGCGACGGCTCGGTGAAGTACTTCGTTGCATCTCCGCGCAGCGGAGCGCAGTGCGTTTCGCTCGGATTCGTTCACATTTCTGTTCCTTAAGCTGCTACCTCTTTGCTGGCGCACATTTCCGGCAGATTAACGCGCACCAGCGCTTCAGCGAACGGCGGCGGTACCGCATTACCACAACGCGCGACCTGCTTATCTTTGGCGTATTTCTTGCCACGATAGTCCTGATCGATGATGTACCAGCTCGGGAAACCTTGCGCCGCGTAAAGCTCATGCGGTTGAAGCATGCGCATTCCGATATCGACGATCTGATAATCGACACCCTCGACCGTGACCAGGCCGAACCGGTCATTCGTTGTAACGGTGTGCAGGGATTCATCCAGACTGACGCCTTCTTTTTCGTTACCGTAATACTTGAGCAGGAAAGCGCGCACCTCACCGATATGCAGGCCGCCAGCGGTGATAGTCGGTGCTGGCTGAGTGACGGGCTGGCCGTCTTTGCAAGTGCCGCGCAGCTTAATCAGATTGGATGTGACCAGCGCATGATGATCTGTGGTGGTGACTGTGTGCGCAGGTGCATCCATCGCGGCGCCAGCGCCGGTGTAATTACCGCCGAAGTGTTTCGCGAGGAACGCAGTGCATAACCGGCTTTTGCCACCGCCGCCTGCTGTTATTGTGCCGTTTGGCTCATCTACTGCGTGTCCGACGCTATTCCCGAACTCCCGAGCGATCACAGGCGCAATCAGAAGATGTTCTGCTTTGCTGGTTACAGTGGTCAGCGGTTTGCCAGCCTCATATGCCATGCGGTCACCGCCGAAGCCGGTCTGCCCGATTCGAGCAATGATCGGCGCTACAACCGCAAACTTATTGCCGCCTGCAGTTACTGTGCCGATAGGTTTTTCGATATCCAGTGCGCGGGGTGCCTGTCCTTCACGTTCGCCATACCCCATCTGGATAAGTGCTGGGGCGAGTGTCGCCTCAACCATTCCCAACGCATGTCCATTGCCCCCCGGACGCTCTGAACTGCCAGCAGTAATTGTCGGCAGCGGTTCATCACATTCCTGACCGATTGCGCCGGTACGGAACTTGGTGATGTGCGGCGTAACGACCGCAAAGCCTGGTGTTTTGGTGATAACCTGAAGCGGCTCATCCAATGGCTGACCACGAAAGCAGTCGTAACTGGTTTTGGTGCTGGTGTGATTACACTTCACGATAAACGGCGTCGGGTTATCGATCACAAATCTCTGGATGCCGCGTGCTATACGCTTCAGCGTGTTCTCTGCCAGCGGCTTTTTGCGTTCGAAGATGCTCGGGCAAGGGATAGACCAGTCAATGCACTCAGCGGCGGTGCGGTATGGCGCCAGCTTGCCTCTCTGCACATCCAGAGACTTGAGATCGCCGTGGCTCGCCACAGGCCACTGAACCGGTTGGCCGTCGCAACGCATCACCATAAAGAAGCGGCGACGGATGGTCGGCGCGCCGAAGTCACAGGCACGTAACTCGCGGTGATCGACAATGTAGCCCAGTCCGGCCACCAGGCGGCGGACGTCGTCGCTGTTCACATCGATATTCAGCACTTCGCAGCACTCGGCAATCGCTGGATGATCAGCGGCAACGCCGATTGTCAGCATGCCAATGAACGCGGCAAAGGTTTCGCCAGCACGCGCAGGATCCGGGTGCTCGTTGCCGTCTTCGGCAGTCAGCAGCGGTCCCCACGTTTTAAACTCTTCGACGTTTTCCAACATCATCACGCGCGGGCGCTTCGCCAGAGCCCAGCGAATAACAATCCAGGCCAGACCACGGATTTCTTTCTTAACCGGTTTGCTGCCCTTAGCTTTGCTGAAGTGACGGCAGTCTGGGCTGAACCACGCCAGACCAACCGGGCGGCCAGCTGTCGCGGCGACAGGATCAACATCAAATACGGACTCGCAATAATGCAGAGTTTCAGGGTGATTGGTGCTGTGCATGGCGATCGCGTTCTCGTCATGGTTGATCGCAATATCAACGCTACGGCCAGTTGCCATCTCAATACCGGTGCTCGCACCGCCACCGCCTGCAAAATTGTCTACGATGATTTCTTTCACGCTGTTACTCCCATTTTGCGGGCAAGTGTGCCTGCGGTATCAATGATCTGGTCGACCGGCATTCCGTCCATTTTCAGGCGGTTGATGTGGTGACGAAGCTTGTTCTGCAGGTGTGCATCGAGATTTGAAGAGTCGGCGACCTGGTCAAACAGAAAATGGACTTCCTCCGGCCATACGCGATTATTTGTTTCAAGGACCTGAATAATTTCTGGAATATTTTGTTGCTGGGTTTGTTGTAATGCACCAGCAATAGCCAGGTAATAACCGGTCTGAGCTTTTACGCGAGAGTTACGGGCTGCTGGTATCGCGGTGAACGTTGCTGGTACCAAATCGATATCGTTGAAAGGGTTTTCGTTACCCCAGTGATGCCAGCCAGCTGCGTCACCACGACTGAACAACTCGATCCGGGCTACTGAACCATAAAGCTCCTCCAGACGCAGGCGTACTTCAGCTGGTTTTTCGCTGTGCTCGCCGCGGCAGCTGTGAACAACCTGTTTAACGCTGGCGCTGACGCGCTCGAGCCCGCCGCCGCGGGTGGCGATAAGAACATCTTCGCTATTACCGCGCGTATAGTTGCCGCCGTTCATGACTGTTTCGGCGCAGAGTGCATCAAGAAAGTCTTCAAAGTCGATCATGGTCTGCTCTGCCAGCGCCCGCTCAATACGTCCGCGCGCCTGCTCATAAAGCTTGATCCACGTGAAACCTTTCATCGTTTTGACTTTAAAGCCCCACGCCTGCGCCAGCTCGACAGCTTCTTCTGCGAAATTGCCGGTGTACCACATCGCAAGGACCGAGTTGTTGGAGGCGATTGACCAGACCGGCAGACGCTTAATATCTTCAAGCGTCATGGTGCTGTAATGATCACCGGCTGCCCCGTTGCTGATTTTATTGCTGTATTGCCACGGCGGATCTGCATAGATGAGTTGATACATCAGACCGGTACCCCGCATATTTTCGAAAGTGAACGATGGTGATTCATGACCGTTGCCACGTAGGACGCTTTGCGATTCATGATTTCTATGGAAATGGTTTGGTTGGCAATGAGGATCCGGTACGTCTCGCTGTTCTTCCGCCGGGCGTAATCGCCGTATTTTTGCTGGTGGCAGTTCAGTGCAGTTTCGGCTGCCTGCTTTTCTTGCGGCGTCGGATTGCCGCGAATGATGTGACGCATGGCTTGCTCCAGGCGTAAAAAAGCCCCGCTTTTGCGAGGCTGAGATATTTCAGAAATGGGCTATTGATGCTTCAACTCTTCGAGAACGGCTTGCATCCTGATAAGCCTTATATTCAGTTCATCAATTTTGTACTCATTTGTGTCATTGTACCCATCAGGAAAAAGCCAATACTTTGATTTTGATAGGCATTGACTGGCAAGCTTTTTATCTAAACCAGAAACTGCAGAAGATGCCGCATACCATAATCCATGAAGCTCGTTTTCCTTTTCACGATCCCTGGGTTGCCCACCTGCTAATTCTGTCGTGTAAAAAAGGGTCTGCGCTACAGCGGGAGTGAGTCCATCAATGGCTCTGACCCGAGATTCCAACTTAACGCCTCGCCAGTCAATAATTCTTTCTATAATCCAAAGTAGCTGCTCCATTATCTTCCCTTCGTAATTTCATTGGCATGAGAATTATAACTACTTTTATTGAGGGAATACTTTCGAGTTGGCAGGCAATTCGATGGATTCAATCGGAATAATTTTGGCCGAAACATTTACGTCCGCAATCGCTCCGATTATCAACCTGCTGAAAAGGCGTTGCTCAGCAGCCGTCAAAACAACTTGCCCGGTCACGCCTTCAGCTCTGACCAGAATCGCGAAGTTCTCAATCTTCATTTACGGTTTCCTTAAATTCTTTGGTAGCCAGCTGTTCGACGAGCGCGACGACATCAACGCCCAGAGCTTTCCCCATTTCCAGAAACAGGGCCGTTGCCGGGTTGATGTCGAGTGTGACTGACGGAATTCTCTGGCCGTACCCGAGAGATAATTTGCAGGTCATGCCGTAATGTGGGTCCAGCTCGCAGCCGATCATCAGCTTACGGGCCGCATGCCCGTGTGGAATGCCGTTTTCGCCATCGCAATAACCCATGTTATCCCTGACGCGAAGGCGCTGGCGCAAGTTGGCGATATCTAATTTCGGCATCAATCACCTGCCTTAATTCGACATGCAAGCGCGCGGGTTTCGACAGCCAGTGCCTGGGCACGCGTCAGTAAATCGCTTTTTGCTGCTGGTTCTGGTTCAACCGCGTAAAGCTTGGTGCCGGGCAGAACGTCAAACCGAAGGAAACGGAAATCGACCTCGCGGGTGATTCCTTTCTCGCGGTCGGTACCGGCCCATGCGACGATCTCGCCGACTGGCGCGGAAGAGCTTTGAACGATGCAATCACAGCAATGAGCGAAACATGCAGCGAAAGCGGCGCGCTGGCTATCATCGATATCAAAATTATCTTCTAACCAATCACAGAGCTTTTCTTTGCTGATGACCGGCTTTTGAGGTGCGGCTTCGATTGTTGCCTGAGGGATAGACAAGCCGCCAGCGGCTTCGATTGCTGCGTCAACCTGCTCACGTAATTTCGTGTGATGTTCTTCGCAGTCGTCGCTATCCCACTGTGACCAGAACATCGCGTGGCTACCATAGAACATAGGATCACGAACTTGCACCGTGTGAGCACAAAGCCAGTCCATGCGTTTTGTATCAGGATGCTCGACCGGCTTTTGCGGGGCGGTGAATAGCGGCATCAACATCATTGTTAACGCGTGGATGTCTGCCATTTCTAACTGTTTATTTTTCAGGGCGTGGCTCAAAGCCTGCATTGCCACATGCTTTATTTTGTCGCGCGTTGTTTGACAGTACGCCACCGGCACCTGCTCGCCTTTCAGCGCTTCAATATGCGCGGCAAGCTTATCAGCACGAAGACGCTCATTTTCAAAGCTGACTGACCAGTTGTCAGCCCGCTGGCGTTCTGCTTCGAGCTGTTCTTGCGCAGAAAAAAGCTCTGTGGCTGCATTTTTAAAAGCATCAAGAGCTACATCCAATTCCTTATGGAAACGAATGGCTGTATTTGCCAAATCAACGCGCTCGCCCATAAGCATAGAATCACCGTTGGCGATCTCTTTCACCCGCTGCATAGAAAGGGTGCGCAGCGCCTTGGTGTCTGTTGTATCAGTCATACAGCCTCCTTCATAAACAGGATCCAGTGAGTTTTGTCGCCTTTGCCGGTGCGCTGCCAGATAGTCGGCTTCTGGTCAGTCAGGGCGATTACCTGGGCAACGGGTATCTGCGTTTCGTTCCATTTGAAAACGAGCGTGCCGTGTGGACGCAACACTCTGAACGCTTCACGGAAACCGGCGGCAATGTCTTCACGCCATGTTGCCTTATCCAGAGCACCGTACTTCTTCCGCATCCAGCCATTCACGCCAGCGCGCTCGAGGTGCGGAGGATCGAATACAACCTGGGCAAAACTGTTATCCGCGAACGGCAGATGGCGGAAGTCGGCGATAACATCAGGGCTGACCACCAGATGGCGCCCATCGCATAGCGTGTGATTTTCGCTGCGCACGTCGCTGAATACAGCGCGCTCATCCTGCTTATCGAGCCAGAACATCCGGGATCCGCAGCACATATCGAGGATTGGCTTGCTGGTTGCCTCAGTCATGATTGCTAACCCTTTGTTCGATTACTTCCAAACCCAACTTCAAAGCCAGTGCATGTTCAGCTCTGGCGCCTGCGCCTGCGCTGAACTGCCAGCCAGTCAGCAGGTAGATTGCATCTGCACGCTGCAGCATCGTAATGCCGACGGCCATGTAATCGGCTTCGGTCAGACCGTCAGGCAAGATCGCCGGATTCAGCGGGACATGCTTATCGAATGACAGGTTGAGCGCGGCTTGGTTGAAAGCAGGGCGGTTGAAATGCGGCAGGCCGGTCATCGGCCCGGCGATATAAATTTTCATTGATGATTACCTGCAAATACAGGCCAGAAAGGTCTGTTCGTTATTTGAACGAAAATAAATGATCGATCATCTATTTGATGAGTCAGTGCGGTAACTTGATTTGGTAATCAGCGCAGAAGTCCAGCACGTACAGGCATTCAGCGGGGCTTTCGGTTTCGTTGACCACGTCGCAGCCGCCGGGATGGAGGCAGTTGCAATGTTGGCAGCTAAGACGATTGTCGAAGCAGTCTTTCGCCATGTGGTACCCGTTGCATCTGCCGCCGCTGAATCTGTGAGGAAAATCATAAGAGGGGCAGCGACAAGTTACCTGCCGTCCGTCCCAATACGCTTTCCCGCTGGTCATTACTCAGCACCTGGCGCTTCGATCGGCTTGATGGTATCCAGTAGCAATCTGGCGCGACCGTGGCCGCCGCAGCGCTGGCCGGTGTCGCGGTAGTAAAACTCTTTTGAAGAAACGGCCCACGTCGTCGCGGTCATGTGTATTTTTACGCGCTTCTGCCCGTCGTTACGCACGACGATGGCGGTATGTGTTTTTGCTTTAGGCATGGTGATCGCCTCTATAGAAAGGGAGATGACCAGCCCTGAACGGGCTGGCTCTGCTTGTTTTTAAAAAGGAATGTCGTCGTCGAAATTGCCGGTTTGTTGGGCGGTGTTTTGAGGCTGGCGCTGTTGTAAACGTGACTGCGCTGGCTGGTTGCCACCGAGCATCGAGCGTGCTGGTTGTCCCGCTGCTTGACCTGTTCCACCACCCGGAAGACGATCATCTCGGTCCTTCAGCAACTCGAGCATTTTATCCACCGATTCAGCGGGTAAGTTTTCTGATGCCTCTTTGAAGGTTTTGCGCGTATTAGCGCCGAAAGCCTGTTTCACGTCGAATTTATAAGCGTCCGCGCCGTCGGTTTTGGTATAAAGAACCTTCTGTAAAACGAAGCCAATCGGCTTACCTTCCAGTTCTTTCGAATAGAATTCTTCTTCCCCTTGTTCATTCTTACGTGCCGTAGCCGTCAGTTGCTTAACGCGGGTTAAGCCCATCACTGCGTTAATCAAAGCCTCGCCGTGTGCCAGTGGCTGCCCGTCTCGGCCAATGTAATTCACGCGCAGATAGTTGGCTTTACCAGCATCGGTTTCGAGACTGAATTCGACTGCCGCAGACTGAGAGTCACGACCACTGGTGAACAGTGCTGCTGCGATGGTGCCGATATAAGCCCCAGTTTCTGAGATGCCGCCTGCGCCTGATTTTTTGGCGGAATCTTCGTTAAAGGTGAACATTGCTTGCATTATGCTGTTGCTCCATCAGTGAGTTCGTAATACTCCCGGATCGCCGCGTCAACGGTCGCCAGGTCATTAGGGATTTGGAAGTTATCGAAAAGGCCAATCGGAGATTTAACCGGATCTGAGCCGTCGGATTGGGTGGTGAAGTAATACCGGCCATCTGTAACGCCCGTTCTCAGGGCTATACTGAACATGCCTTCGACAGTGATTTTCTCGTCGAGCATCTTGCCGATGGTTTTCATCTTGATGCGGCCCTGCGGTGTTTCTTCCGTATGAGCGAGGAAATAAACGATCAGATGTTCTTCAGCGGCCTGAGCTGCACGGATCACGTCCCACGCGCCGCCGCCAATCTCAGTAAATTTCTCAAAAGACTTTTCGCTGCGGCGCCGCATGAACTGGTTGCCCATAACGTATTGAAAATCATCAACCACCACATATTTGCGACCGGCACGAACGGCGAAATTAATGATTGTTGTAATGTCGGTTGGAATATCAGTGAAGAAAACGTTGCCGGTTTTGGCGTCGAAATCCCGCGCCTGCCAACCTTTCGATTTAAACGGTAACCGCTTGTTTTCTGGGTTAACCAGAAATCCCTTTTCAGGGTTGAGGTTCATCATGCTGGCAGACTTGCCAGACCCTGAATCACCAAGAATAAGCACAGGGATCCCCATCAGAACATTGCTCCCATGGCGTGTTTTATCGTGAACTCCAGATCCTCGGACACATCAGACTGACCGAGCAGCCAGCGGAAGTAACCGGCATCAATGCCAGCTATTTCGACGAAGGTTTTTCCCTTGTGTTTACCGAACGGCATGACATGGAGTAGAGAAGGGCTATTTGTGATTTCCCGCATCTGCGAGATTGTCCAACGCGCCTCTTTATTCATTCGCAGCAGGATCGCCGCTGTGACGTAGCAGTCATAAAGAGCGCGGTGAGGGTAGAGACCCTCAGGTACGTAAGGTTTGATGTCCTTCGCGTATCGCAGGTACTGGTTACCATGACCGCCTTCCGGCCAGAGCTTGCGGGACAGTTTCAGCGTGCAAATCCATGGCCCGGCGATCATTGGCAGCTTTTCGCGGTCGAACGCTGCGTTGTGCGCAACGTAGACGTCAGCACCGAGATACTTATCAATCACAGCGTCGAGCGGCGGAGCGTCTGCGACCATTTCCTCGGTGATGTGATGGATTGCCATGGCCTCAAAACTGATAGGCTCAGAAGGGCGTACAAAGTCGCTGATGGGGTTACAAATTCCCCCGTTTACGATGTCGACACTGGCGATTTCCACAATGCCGCCCTCGAATGAGGTGGTTTCCGTGTCGATCACTCTAAATATGGGCATGCTGATTTCCTGCGTCGGTTTGGGCATCGAGAACTGCCTCGAGGTGAGATAGCCGCACGGCCAGTTTTTCGAGCGCCGCCGGTGATATGCGCCGGGCGATGCACAGCGATAAAATCAGGTCTTCTGTGATTTTTGCCTTGTTCGGCACGTTCGGCTTCACATCCATACGGCGTCCACCAGCAGCAAGAACAGCGTCACCGCGAACAACAGCGCAGTCGGGAACCAAAAGCCGCGCCACGTCAGTGGCTGCCAGTTGCGAACGTCGTCGCCTGACAGCTTGTGGCGGTACTGGATTTTTTGTGCAGGCTTCATTTCCATGATGTTCTCCGTTTAACGTGAGTAGTCAGCCTGACCGGCCAGCTGTGTTTCTGCGTGCAACAGCTGCTGAACATGACGACCGGCAAAGCGACATGCATTGATGAACAGGTGCGCTGGCGCGGCGTTGTTGAAAGTGGATTTCGTTGCATTGGAACCTCCGATTGAATCCATGACAAAGCGCCCGCGCTGGCAGGCTTCTTTGAGATGAAAAAAGGGGGTTATAATTTTGAAATATTTTTTTCGTAACAAGTCTGAAATTGCGCTTGACTTTACATATGTGTTGACCATCACATAGGGAATGTGTTCTAATACCACTTCGTCTTAATGACAAAAGAATTCTGGCTCTTGGGCCAAAACATTCTGAAGATTGCTGGGACAGTATTGGGTCTGGTCTCTAACCTCGTAACCGTGTACGTTTTTTCATTGAGTCTCGTTTCGTGGGGTGTGATTATGAATACAGCTGTTATAACTGAAGTTGTTTTGTTGGTAGGTTGCGGGTTAGCGCTGCGGGAAGTGACCGCCAATAAATAGTTCCGGTGATTTTTTTAATGTTCCAAGAGACTTAACCTGAAGAGGGATAGACTACCCCGCACCAATTCATAGCCCACGCAAATGCGTGGGCTTTTTTATTTCTTTTTGAAACCAATTTTTAGCAGTCCCGTTCTGAGTGAACTTTCTTTTATTCATTTTTATCCATTAAGAGCCATTTATCGGTCGATCCCTCTCGGGGCCGGAAGTGATTACATCGCTCACATCATCGCGTGCTGCTTAGTTGGCATCCTGCCGTGTTGATGAGTTGAATATACCCTAGGTTATTTTCCATAACAATACCCTTGGTTATTGAGATTGATATCTATGGGTTTAATTTTATGAAATTTAAGAAAATATAGTCCTAAAGTTTTTTAAAAGGAGTTGTTAAGCAAGCTGTGTTAACAAAAAAACTTGCATTTTTTAGTTCAAGAATGGATATTCAAGTCTGTGTTTATGTACAGTGTTTGGAGAGGGGATGATTGGTGCTTTTATGAGGGTCGGAGTTGGAAGGTATGCAGAAGCATGCCCTGTCTCTACTAAACAAAACAGGGCATTTACTGTTATCTATCGCTTAAGAGAGCGAGCCATATATACGATTACACCAACAATCTTGACTTCATCGTCTACGGGAATTAGTGGCAGTCGCGGGTCACCTACATCAAGGTAGTTGGCTCCTCCCCTTGATATAAACTTATATGCAGAAGATACACCTTTAATTTCGGCATAGACGAAGTCTTGGTTGCCTGGCTGTTCTGTACTATCAACCACTATCAATGAGTTTTCAGGTAATTCAGGAAATCCTGTTGGAAACTTCAATTTGTAAGCGTGGGCGTTTTTAGTATCAACCAAGTCCGGTACGACCGTATAAGTCTTGGTTGGTCCAGATTCATCCCAGATCTCTAAAAGACGGGAGGGGTCATAATAAATTTTCTCGAGTGGTTCTTTATAGGAAGCAGTATCCAGAGAATGAGTTACTTTTCTATATGCCTTCATTTCCCCAGTGCCTTCAGCAAGCCACTCAGGTCTAACGCCTAAGGCTTTGGCTATCTCGAATAATTTAACAGAGCTTTGACTTCTTCCAGACGCAATCTTCCAAACACTAGGCTGTGAAATACCCGCAGCTTGGGCAAGCGAAGCCTGCGTAAAGCCACCTTCTTCCATAGCAGTTTTCAATCGTTGAGCGAGCGTTGTTTTGTTCATGCCACCGAACATATAACCACGGATATCTTTCGTCAAATATCCAAGGGTATTGCTTTTATTTAGTCTCATGGTTATTATTTTCACGTGTTTAATCTCAAGGTTATTTTTATGATCAACGAAACCATTCACCGGGCAATTCAGATGGTTGGAAGTCAAAAAAAATTTGCGGTGCGTGTTGGTGTAAGTCAGCCGAATGTTTGGTGCTGGCTTCACAATAAAAAACGCGTTTCGCCTGAAAAAGTTCCGGCGGTTGTCGAAGCGACTGGTGGGCTAATTTTAGCGCACCAGATTCGGCCTGATTTGCCAGAACTTTTTCCGCACCCCAACCAGGTCGCTTAATCCATTTGGGGAAAGTTACCACGGACATTTTTTTCCAAAAACCACGATCCGGAGATTAAGACAGTGGACAAGAAGCCCCCCGACTGGCTCGTCGAAAAACAGCCTGATTGGTATGTAGATGTTTGCCGGGATCTGATCACAGATTTACCTGGTGGATATTTCGAAGCGGCGAAATGGCTGAAAACGACAGAAGACGGCGTTTATAACCGCTTGAAAGAGCTGAAGGGGCAGGTGATGCCTCTCGGTTTCGCTATGGTTTTGCAGAAAGCTGCTGGTAATCCACGGCTGGCGCACGAAGTCGCTTTCCGCAGCGGCGGTACCTTCGTGCCAAATCCAAATATGGACGAACTGGACGATATCGAGCTGGGCCGCATGTTCCGCGAAATGGCCGTGCGTATGGGCAAGCTGGCGGAAACGTATGACGAGATAACAGCCGATGGCGTGATCGATGACGCGGAGAAGAAGCGTTTTATGTCGGAAGGCAACGTGCTGATCAACAGCATTACTGCATTTCAGCAGCACTCGCTGGCGCTGTTCCACAAGCCGGGCGGTGAAGAGTGAACACTGCAAAAAGAAAAGCCGCACTGCGGGAACAGTACGGCCATCACTTCTTTAAAAACCACTGAGGTTTTAAACATTATGCACAATAACAAGCGCGCAGCGCAACCCCGAGAATTTACCCGCTATGACTTCGTTCGGCCTGCCGATCCTATCGGTGCGGCGCCCAAGGCATTTCAAAAACGCTTTGCGTCTGAATGGCGCAAGGTGCAGGCGCAGCATGAGGAAAAAACGGATGAGTAGCACCGCTGAAATTATTCAATTCCGCGCAGCAACAGTGCGGGAGGAGCGTCGCGTGGCCGATCTTGATGATGGGTATACACGGCTGGCAACAATGATACTGGAGGAGTTGGCAGGTGCAGATTTCACTAAGCGTCAGTTTAAGGTTCTGCTGGCTGTGATCCGGCTGACATACGGCTGGAATAAACCCCGTGACCGTATAGCCAACTCTCAGCTTTCTGAGATTGCAAAGTTGCCTGTAAAACGCGTGAGTGAAACGCGTGTGCAGTTACTGAAAATGAACGTTTTATCTGCTTTAGGCCAGATGATTGGTATCAACAAAAATGTGTCCGAATGGGTACTCCCTCAAAACGAGGGTTTATCCCTCAAATCAGGGGATAAAAAATCCCTCAATTTAGGGGAGAGCTATCCCTCAAAACAGGGGGACACCATAGACATTATTCCAAAGACATTAAAAACAGATCCCCCTAAAGCCCCCAAGGGGGAAACCGGGAAGGAGTTTTCAGAACAAGTTCTGGCAGAAGCAAAACAGGCTCTCGAGTATTACAACGAGATCACCCAAGGCAGTTGCCGTTCTGCAGAACCTTTCGCAGTGCTACTGACAGAAACCAAGTCTCGCAGCGCCTACACACTGCAAGACCTGCAGTTAGTTATTCGCTGGGTAGTGATGACCTGGAAGCGCCGAAATAACACCGTGGCTAAGCCTGCCAACATCTGCCGCGTAAGCCGGTTTGATGGGTACTTGTCCGACGCTGAGGTCTGGCAGAAAACCTGCGTAGATATCGATTGTCAGGCTGTGATTGACGCCTACAACGAAGTGACCGCTGGGCGCATGGCGCCAGCCGATTTATACCGGGACCGCTCGATCGCTATCCGTGAGCTGGCGAGCCATCTTGCCAAACAGACACCGGAAGGATTCCGTGCGTACTTCAGGGCGTTCCTTGCCGATGCCCGTGAATATTATTTTGGTGGCGCTGATGGCCTTGGCTGGCACGCCAATTTTGATTACCTGATGAAGCCAGAGACGCTGCGCAAAGTACGGGAGGGAACACTGTGATTAATACGGATATCGAGGCAAGCGTGATCGGCGGCCTGCTGCTGAACGGCTATACCCCAGACGCGGCGGATGTGCTGGCTACTCTCAGCCATGAGTCTTTTTCAGTGCCGTTTTACCGAGACACGTTTAAGGAAATTAAGCGTCAAGCCAATAATCGCGGCCTGATCGACGGTTTGCTGGTGGCTGAGGCAATGGGCAATGACCAGTTCGCTAACGTCATGGAAACCATGCGCCAGTGTCCGTCAGCGGCCAACCTGAAAGGCTATGCGCGCATCGTCGGCGAGTTCTCTCAGATCCGCCAGTTCTCCCAACTGATGGAAACCTATTACGACCAGATCACCGGTGCGAATAACCACGAACGGGCGATCGATACCATTCAGGAGTTCGTCAGTCAGGTGATGAGCATCAACCGGCCGGCGGATGAGGTTCAGCCCGTTCACATCGATGAGCTGATGGGCTCATATGCCGAATTGCTGGAACATCGTCTCCTGAACGGCGAGGAGTCGGATACTCTGAAAACCGGTATTCCTGAGCTGGATGAAATTACCGGCGGACTAAACAACGAAGATTTGATAATCGTTGCGGCGCGTCCTGGCATGGGCAAAACCGAGTTTGCTTTGACCGTGGCCGAAGGCGTGGCGGAAAGCACTATTCGGATCGGGGAAGACGTTTTCCCGCGCGGCGTGCTGATTTTCAGCATGGAAATGAGCGCGCAGCAGGTCATTGAACGCCAGCTGGCTGGCGCTGCCAATATGCCTGTTTCAGCCCTGCGCAAGCCATCACGGATGGACGATGAGGACTGGGCGCGCATATCGATGGGAATTAAGCGCCTGTCTGGCCTGCAGGTGTGGGTGGTGGATGCATCGAAGCTGACCATAGAGCAGATCCGCGCGATTGCGGAGCGGCACAAACGGAAATATCCAAATCTCTCTCTCATCCTTTGCGATTACCTCGGACTGATCGAGAAGCCGCGTGCTGAACGCAACGATCTGGCGATCGCCCATATATCCGGCGGCATGAAGCGTATGGCGAAAGATCTGAAAACACCGGTGATGTCCCTGAGCCAGCTGTCCCGCGACGTTGAAAAGCGTCCCAAAGGCCAGAAGCGCCCGGTTAACTCTGACCTGCGCGACGGGGGGAGCATCGAACAGGACGCCGACGGGATTTATATGCTGTATCGCGAAGGGGTGTATGACCCGGAAAGCCCTGCCGCGCCGTTCGCTGAAATCATCGTGACCAAGAACCGATTTGGTGAGCTCGGTACCGTTTACCAGCAGTTCAAAAACGGCCACTTCAAGCCAACGGATCAGGTGCATGCCGCCGAGATGTGCAAACAGCGCCAATCAGCGCCAGCAGCTGCAGGCCGCCGTTATGGGAAGGAGGATTTTTGATGGATGACTTCTGCCTGCACGAAACAACTAAAGCGCAGCTGTGGCCTGTACTGAAAGAGCTGGTCGCATCCGGTAAGCGCTACCGCGTCAGCATCAAAGTGTGGCATGACAAGCGTTCAGTAAGCCAGAACGCGCTGCTATGGAAATGGAACGGCGAAATCGCCGGGCAGCTCGTAAAAGCCGGAAAGGGTACTTTTACCGGCGAGCAGCTGCATGAATACCTCAAAGAGATTTATTGTCCGGCGAAGGCGATCACCGTCATGGGTGAAACGCGCTACGTGAAATCGACCAAGTTACTCGATACCGGGGAAATGAAGCTTTACCTCGACCAGCTTAATACGTGGGCGCGTCAGCGCGGCATCCGCCTGACCATTCCTGCGCGCTGCGAATACCAGCAACTAAGAACACAACAGGGAGCCTAATGAAAACCTACGCGATAACGCCCATTTCAAAGCCACGAATGACGCAGAGAGACCGCTGGAAACAGCGCCCGCCCGTGCTGCGTTATCGCGCCTTCTGCGACGAGGTGCGGCTTAACCGTATTTCTCTGCCTGATTGCGGCTGGCACGTCACGTTTGTGTTGCCCATGCCCGCCAGCTGGAGCAAAAAGAAAAAGACAGAAATGGCTGGCAAACCTCACCAGCAGAAACCAGACAAAGACAATCTGGAAAAAGCATTGCTCGATGCCATTTTCGAAGATGACTGTCGGATCTGGGACGGTCGCGTTTCTAAGATTTGGGGTGAAACCGGTCAGATAATTATTGGAGAAACAGCATGAATCTCGAAGCAGCTATTAAGCATTTTTCACCGAAAAGCCTGATGATCAGCGACTCATCGCGCGCGACAGCATCTGCTGCCCTGACCGGTACCGATGTGATGGCTGCTCTGGGTATGGCGCAGGCCCGCGCTGAACTGGGATTCGCTCTGTTCTTCGCAAAACACATGAAAGACCGGCAGAGCAGGGATAAAGCCGTGAAACTTCTGGCGCAGATCGCCATGAAGATAGCGCCAGTGACTATCGGCAAAGTTGCTGGTCGACGAATGGCAAAGGCCATGCTGATTCTCTGTGGTCAGGCGGTGGAGGTTTATTGCCGAACGGCAGATGATCCTCATGTGCGCTGCCCACAGTGCAAAGGCCGCCGAAAAGTTGCAGCGATAGCGCTGGCGAACGGCGGGGGAGTCGTTTGCGATTATGCTTTGATGGGCCTGGCCGAAGGGCAATTTAGTGAGCCTGAGGAGCGTGAATGTCCACGTTGTCATGGTAGTGGTTTGAAAGCTTCCCCGTCATCACGTGCTTACCGCGCGGTAAATGTGTTGTTGCCTGAGCTGCCTCAGCGTACTTGGTCGCTGAATTGGAAACCATTCTACAATGAACTGATCAGCCGCTGCGAGGCCGAGGAATCCCAGGCAGACGCGCAGTTTATGAAAATAACGCGTAGCGATACGATGGCGGCATAATTTCAACTTATTGCTAATTTTAGCGACGCGTTAGTTGCATTCTTGCCGAAAGTGTAATAGATTCCTCCCAATAATGGGGTTTTAATAACCCAATGATTTAAGCCTCGGCATCTGCCGGGGCTTTTTTTATTTGAGTAAATCAATATTCAAATACTGATGCATTATTTTGATATCATTTTCCAACAGATGATTGGGATGTGATTTATGAGAATACTTTTTACTGTCCTTTTGTGTTTACTATTGTCTGGTTGTGCATGGGAGTCATTGCTACATCCAGTCTCTTCAGATGTGTGCCCACAGGGGATCAATAGTATTACCCAACAGTGCCGGTGAAAACCGGCCCTCAAATACACAAAATTAAATATGCAGGGGTATTTGGCATGAAGGTCTTGAAGTCCGAGTTTGAGTACAGGGAATGGATGGAGAAGGATTACTTTCATCTTGAAGAGGGATCCCCCTCTGTGTTGGAGTCGGATGAGTTGTAGAGAGAAGTTTTACATCAGATGCCAGATCAGTTTCCCTGTATCGTTTTGGTTGTCAAAGGTCCAAGATCTGTTGAACCTGAGGGTTTGCAGTTTATCTACAGAGCTCAGGTACAAGAATGGGCAAAACAATTCGGTATCATAGATTAGACAAGTATCAGATTTCTAAGCCTGCCTGCAGATTATGTTGGCAACGATATGTCAAATTATTACCGTGTGGCCAAATCATTGCTATCCTTTTTAGATAAAAAAGGAGGGGCTATGAAACTGCTGAAAAACGAATTTGAATACAAAATGTGGATGACGTACGACTTTCTTCGATTAGAAGAAGGCTTAAGTCCATTGTTTGATCATGATTTGCTTGAGCGAGAGCTATTAGCTCAAATGCCCGAGCAGTTTCCTTGTATTGCATACATCGTTAAAGGTCCGAGTCTATTCGAGCCTGATGAAGCTAGATTCATTTACCGACCTCAGTTAGAAGAATGGTCTCAGCTCATGGACTCGGTAACTACATAGCATTATAAAACTTTCTAAAGGCTGCCTTCGGGCGGCCTTTTTTATTGCAAAAATTTAGAGTCTGATCAATCACATACCTTGCTTCTATTAACGCGGGTGGTTGCTACTCTGCTCCCTAAGACTACACGCCCAACCGGACGACCGGAGGGGGAGACTATGAAAATGGACCAAAGCTCAGGAAACATCGTCACGCAGTTCTTTGCGTGGTTCGCTGCGATAGCGGCCGCCTGCGGTTTCACCACTCAAGACATGGTTTACATGCTGTTTGGCCTCATCGGCGTTTTCATTTCCTTTGCGTCGTATGTCAGTGGTCGCCTGGACGCCCGCAAGGCACGAAAAGAAAATGAGAAGCGCACCAAAATTGTCAGTGACTATCTTGACGACGCGCGGGCTAAACCAGCTCATGAAAAGCCAGCAGCCGCAAAGGTGATCAGCGAAGCGCTTTCAAAAGCGGAAGGCTGATATGGCTAATTATAAAACGAAGCTTAGCGCGGCTGTGCTGGCGCTGGTATTGGGTGGCGCATCGGCCCCGGCTATTCTCGATCAACTGCTGGATGAGAAAGAAGGCAACAGCCTGAATGCTTATCAAGATGGTACCGGCCTTTGGACGATTTGCCGTGGCGCAATCCGTGTCGACGGTAAGCCGGTCTATAAAGGTATGAGGCTGACCGCGGCAAAGTGCGCGCAGGTGAATCGGCTGGAGTCAGGCAAGGCGATTGCCTGGGTGAAGAAAAACGTCAGCGTTCCGCTTACCCAGCCTCAGATTGCTGGGATCGCCTCGTTCTGCCCCTACAACATCGGCCCCTCGAAATGTTTCTCATCCACTTTCTACCGAAAGCTCAACGCTGGCGATAAGCGCGGCGCGTGCAGCGAGATAAAACGCTGGGTGCGCGATGGTGGTAAAGACTGCAACGTTCGAGCAAATAATTGCTTCGGGCAAGTTCAACGTCGGGATCAGGAAAGTGAACTGACATGCTGGGGACTGGATGAATAACAATTTATCGATCGTGCTGGCCTTCGTGGCTGGCGTGGCACTTACCTGGTGGGTTGAAGGGCTTCGCTGGGAAGCTGACGTGTCAAAGCTGAATGAATCCCACATCGCAGAGCTGAAGAAATTCAGTGATCAGTCCGTAGTTGACCTGACAAACCAGAAGAAGCGCACTGAAGCGGCACAAACCGCGCTGGCTGCGTTGGATGCCAAACACACCAAGGAATTAGCCGATGAACAGGCCAAGAATGACCGTTTGCGTGCTGATGTCGCTGCTGGTACTCGCCGGGTGCGGATCGCGGCAGCAAACCTTGCCACCTGCGAGCTTGTTGGGAGCAGCACTTCCAGCGCCAGCAGGCTGGGCGATGCAGCACAAGTCGAACTCTCTGACGCTGGTGGACGGGCTGTTCTCGATCTCAGAGAGAGCGCCATTAAAGACAATGAAGTGATAAAATATCTTCAGGGCTACATCACTAACATGATGAGGCCATAGGCGTTTTAAACTGTTAAAATTTAAAACAGTGCTCATTAAGATTTTTATTGGGAATAGTCATGAAGATTGATCAAGATTACTTGAAAGGACTACTGGAGGCATTTGAAGCCTCGGAAAACCCTGCAACTGATATAAGACTATTGTCACGTGCAGGCTACCACCATGAGAACAAAGAATTTGTTTTCCATGTCCGGTTACTTGAAGATCGTTCTCTTATCAGTAGGACCGATGGTCTTGCCGGTATAGGCTATTTTAGCCCCTCAACTGACGATCCTGATGACGAAGGTTTTTTTGATGTTGTGCCCCTGAGATTAACGGCCTCTGGACATGATTTCTTAGATGCTATTCGTAACAAAGAAGTATGGGCTACGATAAAGAGCGGATTTAAAGAAGCTAGCATAGGTACGTTAGTCACGGTTTCAAAAGAACTGTTTAATAGAGCATTAAGCAAACAGCTCGATAAGTATTTTGATTGATTAATGTCCATGTCTGAAGTTTATTTGTCTGGAACACGACACTGGCGGCTCTTACACCGCCATTTTTATTAAAATCATTTAAGAAAGAGTAAATGATAAGCCTTGGAAAAAGAAGCTTAGGGTTAATAATCCCAAACCAATCCTTTGCATAGAAGTAATTCTTTTATTATCTAGTCTGACTTTTTTATTGTGTTCATTGACTTCATCGCTTCCAAAAACTCCGCCCTCATAAGGTTTTAGATTATATCCATTGAAGAACATTATCAGTGTTCCAAGAAATCCAATTACTGATGAAGCAATCTGTAGGTTTATCGAATTCATTATTATTTTATCCATAAAAGCTTGAGAGATTAATTATATGGCAAAACCGGATTGGGGGGCCATTCAGAAACAGTTCCTCGCCGACCATGCCATAACAAACATATCCCCCAAAGACTGGTGTGAGGCGCAGGGCATCAACTACGCCACGGCGCGCCGCTACGTCAAAAAACCATCCGCTTCAGATGCGCAAAAAAATGCGCAACCTGCGCAGAAGAAAATGCGCAATGTGCGCAGCGAAGCCGTTGTGTCGAGCATAGACGAACTGATTGACGACGATTTCACACCCATGCAAGCCGCCTTTGTCATTGAATACCTTAAAGATAAGAACGCGTCTCAGGCTGCTTTACGCGCTGGCTATTCCGACTCGTCGACCGGCCCGCAGCTGATCAGGAAAGATCATATTGCGCAGGCCATCAATCGCCAATTGCGCGCAATCGCTGAGCGCCAGCTGATAACCGCCGACCAAATCGTTGCCCGGATGTGGAACATGGCGACGGTCGACGTTAACGAGCTGGTCGAGTATCGCCGGTATTGCTGCCGTTACTGCTGGGGAAAGCTTCACGGCTACCAGTGGACGGAAGAGGAATATGGACGAGCTCGCGACCAGGCTCTCATCGATAAAAAGCCGGAGCCGGATGTTGCCGGTGGCTTTGGGTTTCGTGAGAAGCGTCCGCCACATCCCGAATGCCCTCAATGTAACGGTGACGGGACTGGCGCTGTACACATCCATGATTCACGGCGGCTTTCACCGGCTGCGCGCATGGCTTATGACGGCGTGAAGGTGACGAAAGACGGCGTCCAGGTTCTGATTGCAGATCGTGGCCGCATGCTGGAGAACGTTGCGAAGCATCTCGGCCTGTTTGACAGCCCCGCGGCGAAGCAGCTTCAGGAGCTGGATATCGAGGCCAGGCGGATCGAGAACCAGCGTGCACGTCAGGATGAGAAGAACGAAGGAACTGAGCCAACACCGGTTCAAATCATCATTAATGCTGTAGACGCGAGGGTTCCAGATGGCGATCAGTCCGACGCTTAACATCCCTCAGGCGCGCTTTCTCGCGATGCCGCATAAGTTCAAAGCATACGTTGCAGGTTTCGGCAGCGGCAAAACGTGGGTAGGCTGCGGCGGCATCTGCAAAGGCTTTTGGGAATTCCCAAAAATCAACCAGGGATATTTCGCGCCGACTTACCCTCAGATCCGCGACATTTTTTATCCGACGGTAGAAGAGGTGGCTTTCGACTGGGGTCTGAACGTCAAGATCAATGAGAGCAACAAAGAGGTTCACTTCTACGAAGGCAGGATGTATCGCGGCACCACCATTTGCCGCTCAATGGAAAAGCCGGCCACGATAGTCGGTTTCAAGATTGGCAACGCTTTGGTAGATGAATTGGACGTCATGCCAGCGGCTAAAGCTCAGCAGGCATGGCGTAAAATCATCGCACGTATGCGCTATAACATACCCAATCTGCGAAACGGTATTGATGTTACGACGACGCCTGAGGGCTTCAAGTTCGTTTATCAGCAGTTCGTGAAGGCGGTGCGCGATAAGCCGGAATTGTCCACGCTGTATGGACTGACGCAGGCCAGTACATTTGACAATGCGAAGAACCTGCCGCCGGACTACATTTCTTCGCTGCTGGGTTCCTATCCGGAAGAGCTGATCAAAGCTTACCTACGCGGCCAGTTCACCAACCTGGCAAGCGGCACTATTTACCATCAGTTCAATCGACAGAACAACAACTGCACAGATGAAGAGCAGCCGGGAGAACCACTTTTTATCGGTATGGACTTCAACGTAGGCAAGATGGCCGCCATCGTTCACGTCAAACGTGATGGGCTGCCGCGCGCTGTTCGTGAACTGACAAAGGTCTACGACACCCCCGCGATGATTAAGCGTATTCAGGAGGAATTCTGGCGCTACGAAGGCGGCCGGTACGTGGCCAGCCGCCAGATTTATATTTATCCCGATGCCTCCGGGGATAGCCGCAAATCAAACAATGCCAGCGCGACCGATATCGCACAGCTGAAGCAGGCCGGATTCAGCGTGTTGGTTAACCCATCCAACCCGCCGGTTAAAGACCGCATCAACTCGATGAACGCCATGTTCTGTAATGCATTGGGTGAACGCCGCTACCTGGTGAATGTTCAGCGCTGCCCTGTCTATACAGAGAGCCTGGAGCAACAGGTATGGGATAAGAACGGCGAGCCAGACAAGAAGGCGGATAACGACCACCCAAACGACGCAGGCGGTTATTTCATCGTGAAAGATTTCCCCATAATCAAGCCGCAGGGCAGAGCCACCCCACTACGGATGTAAACCATGCCAGATATCTCAACACCCAATCTCGACTATGGGAACATGGTCGAGGCGTGGGACATCAATGATGCCCTTATGGGCGGAACGCTTTACATGCGCCAGCTGGGTGAAAGCTATTTGCCGCGCTGGCCGAACGAAGAGATCGACGCCTATAAGAAACGGCTGGGCGCGGCAACTTTGCTGCCTGCCTACGAAGAGACAATAAGCCAGAACAATGGTCGTGTATTTGCAGAGCCGGTGAAGCTTAGCGACGAAACGCCGGACCAAATCGTTGAAATCTGTAAAAACGTAGATATGGCCGGTAATCGGCTGGAGGTTTGGGCGCAGGAATTCTTCCGGATGGCTTCCCAATACGGTCTGTCGCATGCGCTGGTGGATTATCCGCGCGTTGATGCTGAAACCGTCAAGACAAAAGCGCAAGAGAAGCAATCCGGCGCGCGGCCGTATGTGACGCTGATTAATCCTCGTCAGGTGATCGGGTGGGACTCGAAAGTTCAGAATGGCTCAGTGGTTTTAACAGAACTCCGAATAAAGGAGATTATCGTCGAAAAAGGCGATGATTTCAGTCAGAAGAAGGTCGAGCAGATCCGCTACATGACGCCCGGAAAAGTGCAAATCTATCGCAAATCCACTGGAAATGATGGCGCTTCAGTTTGGTCTGTTCACGAGGAGTGGAACACATCAAGAAGCGATATCACCTTGGTCACGCTTTACACCAAGCGCACCGGTTTCATGTGCGGCAGCCCGCCGCTACTGAACCTTGCCATGTTGAACATCAAGCATTGGCAGAGCCAGAGCGAGCAGGACAACATTCTGCATGTCGCGCGGGTCCCGATCCTGAGCGTTTACGGCCTTGCAGAAGGACAGGAGCTGACTATCGGAGCATCAACGGCGACCCGATTCGATGACCGCTCTCGTCAGGGTATCGAATATACCGAGCATACCGGCAATGCGATTGGAGCCGGAAAAACCTCAATCGAGGATTTAGAGCAGCAGATGCGGCAGGCTGGCGCGAAGTTGCTGCGAGCTGAAAACACCTCCACTAAATCCGTCGATCAGACCAACGAAGAACGCATGCAGGAGCATTCGCCGCTTTATACCATGGCGAACTCGCTCGAGGATGCGCTGGATAATGTGCTGCAAATCATGGCCGACTGGCTTGGATTGCCAGAAGGCGGAAACGTCGATGTACGGACAGAGCTTGAAGCGGCGGAGCAGACGATTAACGCACCTGCGGCGATGGCTATCCAGTCATTGCGTCAGGGGGGCGATATCCGACCGATTGACGCAGTACGTGCTCTGCAGAGCCTGCGCATCATTGATCCGGATGCTAAGCCCGAGTTGGTGATCGATGAGCTGAACAATCTGGCGCCGAACATGGCAGGCGGTTCGAATGGCAACGATCAATGAGCAGTTACGTGATGAGGCGATCAGCCATGCGCTGTTTGTAAGCCGTTATTCCACCGGCGTCTCGAAACGTATGGTGAAAATCCTTAACGAGAGTGATGCTGAGTTAACCGCACGGTTATTGGTTGCTATGGATGGGCTGGCGCCGAATAGTTTCACCGTGCGCCAGCTGGAGGGATTGCTGGGCAGCGTTCGGCAAATAAACCAGACAGCCATTCAGGCAACTTTCTCCACTCTCGCGGATGAGCTGCAGAGCTTCGCAGATCATGAGGCCGGTTATCAGCTCAGCTTGTTTGATGCAATCATGCCCGCGCCTGTTAAACATCGTTTCCCGTTGGCGGCTATCACTGCAGATCAGGTGTATGCCGCAACAATGGCCCAGCCATTTCAAGGCCGTTTGCTTAGCGAGTGGGCGACCAATCTGGAGAACGATCGGCTGGCTCGGATCACCAACGCTGTGCGGGTAGGTTATCTCACCGGTAAGCCTACCGAACAGATAGCGCGGAATGTTCGCGGCACGGCGACAAATAACTTTCAGGATGGCGCTATCCAGGTGAGCCGGGCTAATGCAACCAGCATCACTAAGACGGCGATCAGCCACCTCGCGGCTACAGCACGTAACCAGTTCGCAGAGCACAACAGCGACATCGTGGACTGTAAAGACTGGTTATCGACACTGGATAACAAAACCACGCCGGCCTGCATCATTCGCGACCGCCTAAGGTACACGCTGGATAACAAACCTATCGGTCACAAGGTCCCTTACCTGCAGGGACCCGGTCGCATCCACTTTTGCTGTCGCTCGACCGAAACGCTGGTAACGAAATCATGGCGTGAACTCGGCATCGATGTGGATGAAATGGATGCGGGCACCCGCGCCAGCATGGACGGGCAGGTTGCGGCGCAGACCACGTACAGCGATTGGCTCAGTCAGCAATCTCTATACCGGCAGGTTCAGGTGCTGGGTGATACTCGCGCCAGACTTCTGCAGAACGGTGGTATGAAGGTGCCGGATTTCTTCTCTGATAAGGGGGAGTGGATCACGCTAAATAAGCTGAAAGAAATCGATGCCGCCGCGTTTGAGAAAGCCGGTTTTTAGACATTTGAAATATTTATAAGAGGCTGCCTTAGGGCGGCCTTTTTTATGCCTGCCGTTTAGCGGATGCGATGCGGCGCCGGGTCGGATGACCTTTTGATTATGGCCGGAAGGCCTGGAGAAAAACCATGAAATTGAAATTAGATGCTGACGGAAAGGTTGTCGTTGAAAACGGAATGCCGGTATTCATCCACGATGATGGCAAAGAGATCCCGTTCGATGCACCAGCCGCACTGAGCAAAATTACTGCTCTGAACGGCGAGGCTAAATCTCACCGCGAAGGCAAAGAAGCGGCGGAAGCCCAGCTTGGGAAGTTCTCAGGCATCGAAGACCCGACGAAGGCGCTCGAGGCCATCCAACTGATGACCAAAATCGACCAGAAGAAGCTGATTGATGCGGGTGCAGTAGATCAGGTGAAGGCTGAGATCACCAAGTCATTCCAGACGCAGCTCGATGAAGCAAACGGCAAGAGCAGCAAGCTGGAGCAGCAGCTTTATCAGGAAATGATCGGCGGCCGTTTCAACGGTTCGTCTTTCATCAAAGATAAAGTCGCTATCCCCGCTGATTTTGTTCAGGCCCGCTTTGGTCAGGCTTTCAAGATCGAGGACGGCAAGGTGGTTGCCTATGACCCATCCGGCAACAAAGTGTACTCACGCACCAAGCCCGGCGATCTGGCCGACTTTGACGAAGCGCTGGAGTTCCTGGTCGAGCAGTACCCGCAAAAAGACCACATCCTTAAATCATCCGGCGCCAGCGGTGGTGGCTCTCAGCAGTCACAGCACCAGGCTGGTCAAAAAACCATGAAACGCGATGCGTTTGACTCGCTGGATCATACCGGCAAGCAAGCTGCGCTCAAAGACGGCGTGAGCATCGTAGATTAATTTGGAGTAACACATGTCTAATACCTTAACTGGCCTGATCCCTACTATTTACACCGCGCTGGACGTGGTATCCCGCGAACAGGTCGGTTTTATTCCGGCCGTTGCACGCAACACCAAAGCCGATGCTGCTGCTAAAGGCCAGTCTGTACTGGCACCCGTCGCGCCAGTGGCCACGACCACTGATATTATTCCTGGCCCAACTGCGCCAAACGACGGCGATCAGGATATTGGCTCTGTCGACGTTAAAATCACAAAATCCAAAATGGCGCCGGTTAAATGGAACGGTGAGGAGCAGCTGGCGATTGGTCCTTCCGGGACCTATAACACCATTCTCGCTGATCAGTTCAAACAGGCCTTCCGGGCTTTGGCAAATGAGGTTGATGGCGATCTGGGCGCGCTTTATTACGGCTCTTCCCGCGCTGTCGGCACCGCGGGTACCGCGCCGTTTGGGGTGAAGGAAGATTTCTCTGATTTCGCCAACGCACGGCAGGTTTTGTCAGACAACGGTTCCCCGACGACCGATCTGCAAATGGTGTTAGGTTCATCTGCGATTTCGAATCTTCGCGGCAAACAGTCTGTATTGTTCAAGGCCAATGAAGCGGGAACCGATCAGCTACTGCGTGAAGGTATTCTGGGGCGTGTTGAAGGCTTCAATATCCACGAGTCTGCAGGCGTCAAACGAGTTGCAGCTGGCGCGGGCAGCGGTTACCTCGTGAACGGAGCCAAATCAGAAGGCGACATCATCATTGCGGTCGATAGCGGTACTGGGGCTATTACGGCGGGTAAGCTCGTCACTTTTGAAGGTGATGAGCATCAATATGTTATTGCGGCTGCTACTGCGACAACCATCACACTGGCAGCTCCGGGGCTACGTCAGGACCTTGCTGATAATGCGGCGATCACCATCGGCGGCGCCTTTATCGCCAACATGGCATTCGACCGTAACGCATTCCTTCTGGCGTCGCGCACACCTGCCATGCCGGACGGTGGCGACACAGCGGATGACGTCATGAATGTTACTGATCCAGTCTCAGGCATTACTTTCCAAATCGCTCTATACCGTCAGTATCGCCAGGTGCGTTACGAGGTCGGTTTGGCGTGGGGTGTTGCATCAATTAAACCCGCGCACTCAGTAATTGTTCTGGGTTAACCGTCATTTGAAGGGGCTTCGGCCCCTTATTTATTGGAGGCCGCTATGGCTGGATTAACCAAAGAGCAGCGTGCTGCAAAAAACGCGGCTGAAGCTGATGTAACGAGCGTTGCGATGTTCCGCGATGAGCCAGAGCATACAAACGGTCCTGTATTGGCAGATGTTCACGCCGATGAAGTTACCCGTTGGCTGGATCAAGGCTGGCGCGTTGCGGAATCCGAGTAAGGAGCCGAGAGATGCTGATAACAGATCCTGATTCGCCTGACTTTGAAAGTTACGCCAGCGTCGCGGACATGCGTAAACTGGCCTTAATGCGAGGTTACGCCGTGCCGGATGACGTCGCCGAATGCGAGCAGTTACTCGTTCAGGCTATGGATTACCTCGAAGCGTTGAAGTGGAAGGGTACCCGTTCAGTTCCTTCTCAACCACTGGCCTGGCCTCGCAGCTGTGTTGTCGTAGATGGCTATGCAATGCCGAGTAAGTCTATTCCGAAACAACTCATCCAGGCCCAATGCCGGTTAGCCGTAGAAGCACAGGAAACTGATCTGCAACCTTCATTTTCCGGAGGCGGACAGGTGACACAAGAAACTGTAACCGGCGCGGTCAGCGTCTCTTATGCAGAGGGTTCATCAACCGATGCGCCTTCATTCACCTGGCTGAACGGCTTGCTGCGTGGAATGGTGACAAGCAGCTCACAGGTTCAAGTGGTTCGAGGATGATATGGCAATCAACTATCTGCGAATGCGCACGACCGCAACGCGTTTGCTGACCGAGAACGGCCAGCAATATCTGCTTACGCGTGGCGGATCCGTAAAAATGGTGGCAGGCAAAGAAGTCGCCACACCGATTGAAACGGCGACACCGGTCGGGGTCATTACGGCTTATGCGCCGGGTGAAATCGATGGGACGCGGATCCAGAATGGTGACGTCAAACTGACGGCGACGTATGCCATCGAAATTAGGACTGATGACCGGATCGAGGTGGACGGCAAAAAGTACCGCGTAGTGTTGCCGGGGCCAGTAAAACCGGCGGCGACGCTTATTTGCTATAAAGCACAGCTGAGGGTGTAACGATGGCTGATAACGATTCGTTCATAGCCTCGATCAACGCCTTCCTTGCGTCGGCCAAATCCAATCAGGAAGAAGTGATCCGCGCTACCGGCATCAAAATCCTCGCCCGTCTTGTTGATATGTCCCCGGTGGGAAACCCCGAAGTGTGGGCGGTTAACCAGACTGCAGTGGCATACAACAAAGAGGTTTTCGACCATAACGAAGCCCTGAAATCCGACTCTTCCAACCTGACTAAAACCGGACGCCTGAAGCGCAAGGCACGGGTCAGTGACGGCATGGATGTGAAAGCCTCGCCCGGTTATACCGGCGGCCGTTTTCGTGGTAACTGGCAGGTTTCACTGGATGCGCCTGCAACAGGAGAAACGGGCGTTATCGATAAAAATGGTGGGGCGACAAAAGCAGCCGGCGGGCTGGTCATGGCGTCGTTTAAGGTGGGTACCAAATCCATCTACTTCTGCAACAACGTACCGTATGCGTATCTGTTGGAGTTCGGACATTCGAAGCAGGCACCAGGCGGCATGGTGCGGATCACTGCTGAAGAGTTTCAGCGTTTCTTTGCTGAATCGGTGCTGGAGGTGGGGCCGTGAGCCAACAAGCCATAACGCAGCTTCTTGAAGCACGACTGAGCGAGTGGGCAGAAGCGAAGGGGCTGAAGGTAGCTTTTGACAATATCGCGTTCAGTCCTCCCGATGGCATCTATCTTGAATCCCACGTTATGCCAGCGACGACGACTGCTATCGACCTCAGCCGACAGGCCAAAGTATTTCGCGGCGTCTTCCAGATTAACGTTATCTCGCCCGCCGGTACCGGAAAATCGGCTGGCGGTCTCATCGCCGAACAACTGATCAAGCTGTTCCCTGAGAATCAGGAGATGAGTGACGGCGGACTGACTTGTTATATCAACAGCGCCCCCAGTGCTTTCGCGGGCATCTCTTCCGACACCTCTTACACAATCCCCGTCAGCATGTCTTATCGCGCTGACATCTCGTAAGCGCCGCCTGCTGGCGGTTTAAAATCCCTCTAAATGGAGAATTCCCATGGGCTTTGCATTGCCTAACGGCGCGACTGTATTCGTCGGGTCAAAACTCGCTGCTGCGGTGGCAGTAACAGCAGTATCAAACGCTGATGGTGTGGTGTTCACCGTCGCCACAGGTCACAGCCTCGCTGTCGATGATGTCGTCCTTATTTCATCCGGCTGGGGGCTTATCGATAACCTGGTTGCACGCGTAACGAGCCAGACGGCAACGTCTGTCACCATCAAAGTGTTAAATACCGCTGACACCAATTTCTTTGCGGCTGGCGCGGGTGTGGGCTCATTGCGCAAAGTGACAGAATGGACGGAGATCCCCCAGATCACCGAGGTTGCCTCGAGCGGTGGCGATCAGCAGTACGTGCAGATTCAGTTCCTGTCCGATGATCGCCAGCGCAACCTGGCAACCTACAAAGCGGCGAAAACGCAGACCTTCACGCTGGCGCATGATTCTACCCTGCCAATTTACGGCGTGCTGACGGCCGGTGACCGCAGTGGAGACACGTTGCCGCTTCGCATGTACGTGCCAAAGGCCAAAGAAATGCGCTACTGGTCAGGCATTCCATCCTTCGACCCGCAGCCAACTACAGCTGTGAACGCCGTCGAAACCGTTCAGGCAGCATTTGCCGTGCAGTCTCGAGATATGACGTTCTACAAAGACACCGTGTCGGAGTCTTCCAGCTGATTAACCCTCTAATTTGAGCCCGGCAACGGGCTTTTTCTTCACTCATTTACCGAGGCCACCATGGCTGCCAAATTCAAATTAAAACCAAACCCGACTTTTAAAGCCGATGTGACTATTCCTGTGCCGGGTGATGAACCGGGGATTGTGACCTTCACGTTTAAGCATCGCCCGATCAAAGAGCTGGCTGATCTGGAGAAGGTAGAGGGTAAACACATCTCTCAGTTCCTGCTGGAAATCACCGAAGGCTGGGCATTACCTGACGAGTTCAATCAGGAAAACGTTGAAACCCTGCTTGATAACTATCCGCGGGCCGGTGAAGCGATCATGAAAGCGTATTACGCGGAACTGCTGGGTAATCGCGAAAAAAACTAATAGCGGTTGCCTCGGCGTTCTATAAGCCAGATCCCACTGCTGAAGAGTTGGCCGGTATGGGGCTGACAGCGGATGACTTCGAAGAGGTCATTATCGATGTCTGGCCTGACGTTTGGCCTGCCTTCGACGTCTTTCAGGCGGCCAGCACTCAGTGGCGCGTGGGGATGAGCGGGGCGACCGGTCTGGATTATAACTGCCTGCCCTGGCTGATGCGTACTCACGGGATAGACGACGAAGCAACCGCGCTGCATGACATCCGGATAATGGAAAGAACGGCGCTGACACTCATGCATAAGGGGGCGTAATGGCCGGTGATATTGCAACGATTTCGCTCAAGGTCAACACCTCCGACGTCGAGCGCGGCAGCAACGAGCTGGATAAATTTGCTGACGCGGCGGCCGGTGCGGCAAAGGGGGCTGATAACTTCGGAACCAGCGGCAAAGTCGCGGCAAAAGTGTCGGCAGAGGTCGCGCGCGAGGTGGAAGACACGCACCGGCGCGTGCGCGAATTCACTGAAGGACTAAAGCAGAACGAAGCCAGCACGAAGGGCGCGGCACAGGCGACCGCCCAGCAGCAGCAGGAGCTGCGCACCCTGCTGACCCAGATCAATCCGGTAACGGCAGCATTCGAAAAGCTCGACAACATGGAGCAGCAGCTGTCGCGCTTCAATGCCAAAGGGTTGATTGATAGTGACACCTTCCGGGAGGCGTCGCGCACCATCCAGCAGACGCGGGATGAGCTCGGACGGGCAGCAGAAGCACGAACTGCAGAGGGACGAGCTGCTGCAGCGGCTGCACAACAAGATAAGGCTGCGGCTACAGCAAAAGAAAATTATCTGCAACGCTTACGTGAGCAGATTGAACTGCAGGGTAAAACTGCTTCTGAAATTCAGGAGTACCGTGCTGCTCAGTTAGGCGTGACACAGCAGGCAGCCCCTCTCATCGCCAAACTTCGGGAGCAGGAAGGGGCATGGAAAACCGGAGCTATTTCCGCAGGTCAGTACCGGCAGGCAATACGCCAGCTGCCCGCTCAGTTTACTGACATAGCAACATCGATCGCAGGCGGCATGCCGCTTTGGCTTGTGCTGACGCAGCAGGGCGGCCAGATATCGGACTCGTTCGGTGGGCTGGGGAACATCTTTGAAATCATCAAGGAGAAACTTTTCGGCCTAAATGATGCGAATGATGAGGCCAGTGATTCACTCTCTGACAGCGCGAACGGTTTATCTGAAAACGCCGAAAACGCTGAGAAACTGGCGTCGTTCCTGTCACCGGTAAAATTAGGCGTGCTGGCGCTGGCGGTCGCCGCGACAACGATGGCTATTGCCTGGTACCAGGGCGCGAAAGAACTCGACGAGTTTAACAAATCATTAATCCTGACCGGTAATTTCGCCGGGACTACGGCCAGCAATCTCTCAATGATGGCTAAGTCGATTGCGGCATCAACGGGAACCACGATTTCTGTTTCTGCCGACACGCTGGCGAAGCTCAACACCACGGGTAATTACACGGCCAATCAGCTTCGGACAGTGACGGCTGCTGTTGTGAGCATGAGTGACGCAACGGGGGAAGCCACGGCGACTCTGATCGCAGATTTCAACTCACTGAGCAAATCGCCGCTCGCCTCGATTACACAGCTGAACGACCAGTACCATTTCCTGACTGCGTCAACGTACAACCAGATCGCCGCTCTTGAGCAGCAGGGGCGAACTCAGGAAGCTGCCAATCTTGCTATCGATACTTACGCGCAGGTTGTCAGTAAGCGGTCTGAGGAGATAGCGGACAATTTAGGCATCCTTCAAAGCGCATGGAAAGCGCTCGGTGACGCGGCCAGCGGCGCATGGGATTCGATGCTGAACTTAGGTCGTCAGAAATCACTCGATGACCAGTTAAAAGAGGCATTAGCAAGGGCGAAGGCGGCCAGCGGTGGGGCTAGCACGTTTGCGCTCGGTGGCGTGGATACTGACACCGGATCATCCGATGCAGCACGGATACGCGGGCAAATGCTTTTATCTGACCTGACTGCAGCGCAGAACAAGGCCGAAAGTGATTCGCGTGAGAAGAATTTATCTCTAGCGAAACAGATCAGCGATATAGACCAGAAGACGCTGAGCAATGCCGAGAAACGCACCAAGCAGATAAACCTCATCAATGAGGCGCTGACGCGTGGCGTCATCAAGCAGGAGCAGGCCGACCGGCTCATTACCAACGTTAACAACAGTTTCAAAGATCCGAAGACTCCAAAAGGCTCAACCAAAGCCTATCAGGATGACGCGGGGACCCGCGAATTGTTGGCAAGCCAGCAGCGCCTCGCAGCCCTAAAGGATCAGGTGTCGGCCAGCGCCACGCTCATCAGCCAGGAGCAGCAGCTGTCGAAGTTCACGCAGCAGATTGCCGACCTGAAGAGCAAAGCTATTCTGACCGCCGATCAGAAGTCCCTGCTGGCGCGCGCAGGGGAAATAACGGCCAGCCTGCAGCTTGAGGCGCAGCTGTCTCGCGAGAACGTACAGCGCGAGAAGGCGGTGAAGGCGCTGAAGCAGATGCAGGACTACACCACGTCTATCGTCAGCAAGAACGCCCAGACTCAGGAAAAATTCGGGCTCACCACGAAGCAGGCCGGGCGCGTCGATCAGCAAACGCAGCTCGACAACACTTTTCGCAAACAGACCGACGGCATTACTGACCCAGCGGCGCTGTCAAAGGTCACGGATGAATACAACCGGGCTAAAGAGGCGTTACGTTCCGGATGGGATCAGGAAGATGCCAATCAGGGAGACTGGCTGGCTGGTATGAATCAGGGGATCGCACAGTTCGGCGAGAATGCCAGTGACGTATTCACCGCAACAGGTCAGCTGGCGCAAACCACGCTCAGCGATATGGCCTCGATGATGACAACGCTGGCGACAACCGGCAAAGCGAACGTGAAGGATTTTGCCAAGTCATTCCTGACCAGCATCGTCGATATCATCAATAAGTTGTTGTTGGCACAGGCCGTTCAGGCGGCAATGGGATGGATCAGCAGTTCATTCTCGGCCGGTTCAGGTACCGCTACGGCAGCCCCTAACAGTTCGTTTTCATCGGGCGCTTACAGCGGGTTATCGTTCGATTCCGGCGGTTATACCGGTGAGGGCGATAAATTAGCGCCAGCCGGTATCGTCCATCGCGGCGAATTCGTCATGACCAAGGAGGCGACCAGCAGGATCGGCGTCGATAACCTGTATTCCATGATGAGGGGTTATGCAGACGGCGGTCTGGTTGGCGGAAATGCCGGTATGTTTGGCCTGTCCGGTGGTCAATCCAACTCTACGGTTGTGCAGACGTCTGTTGTGGTTCAGACCGGCAACAATCAGCAGCAGACGTCGGGCAACAGTGACGCCATTGGTAAAGCTTACCAGCAGGTGATCGACCAGTCTGTTCGCGATGGGATTGCGAAGGCTTTGCGTCCCGGTGGTCTCATCTACAACGCAAACAACTCACGTTAACCGCCTACAGGCGGTTTTTTATTGAGGAAATTATGGCACTCGAAACGTTCAGCTGGCGCGTGCAGGGAACACCTGAGGGGGCTTATGACTGGCGCGTGCGCAGCGCTCAGTTTGGCGACGGGTATAAACAGGTTGCCGGAGATGGCATCAACCCCGAAACCCAGACGTGGCCGCTCACTTTTCAGGGGAGAGAAAAGGACATGAAACCTATCCTTACCTTCGTTCGTGCGCATGTCATTAAGGCATGTGTCTGGACTCCTCCCTATGGCGTGTCCGGTTTATATCGCGTAACGAAAGACTCGATTAAGGCGATGCCGACGGGCGGCGCTACGATGAGCGTTTCTTTCACATTTGAGCAGGCTTATTCGGTCTGAAAGCAGGCAATCACATGGTCATGAATTCTGACGTCCAGAAGCTGGAGCCGGGCGATAAATTACGCCTGTTCGAAGTGAATGGATCTGCATTTGGCGCAGATATTCTGCGCTTTCACAATGAAACGCTGCCCCACACGCCGGAAGAAATTGCGGCAGCAGGTGGTGATGAGTCCAAATTACTGCCGAAATCAGTCTGGTGGCAAGGGCTTGAGTTCTCGGCGTGGCCGACACAGATTGAGGGACTCGAAGACTCGACTGACGGTTCAACGGCCCAGCCCAAACTCACCGTTGCTAATTTAAATAGCAGTATCACGGCGCTCTGTCTGGCATACGACGATATGCTGCAGGCGAAAGTCATCGTGCATGACACGCTGAAACATTATCTCGATGCGAGAAATTTCACGGGCGGCAATCCAACGGCTGATCCAACTCAAGAAAAACTCAGTGTTTTTTATATCGACAGTAAGAGTCAGGAGAACAATCAGCTCGTCGAATTCACCTTAAGCAGTCCGATGGACCTGCAGGGGGAAATGCTGCCAAAGCGCCAGATCCACGCCATCTGTGTGTGGGCGATAAATGGCTGGTACCGGACGGGTAATGGCTGTTCATATTCTGGTACCGCCTATTTCGACAAATTCAACAACCCGGTTGATGACCCATCAAAGGATGTTTGCCCCGGATCATTGTCCGGCTGTAAATGCCGGTTTGGTGCGAACAACGAGCTCGATTTTGGCGGCTTCCCCGGAACCAGTTTACTGAAGAGTTAACCCTATGGACGATAAACTGATTCAGGCCATCATGGCTCACGCTGAGGCAGAGCATCCGCGGGAATGCTGCGGCCTGCTGGCGCAGAAATCGCGAGTCATTAAATACTTCCCATGCCGAAATCTGGCTTCTGAGCCGACCGAGCATTTCCATCTCGATCCGGAGGGCTATGCTGACGCGGAGGACTGGGGAACGGTGATAGCCGTAGTCCACAGCCACCCAGACGCAACGACGCAGCCGAGTGAGCTGGACAAGGCCCAATGTGACGCCACTGAATTGCCCTGGCACATCGTCAGCTGGCCGGAGGGGGATTTACGTACCATCCTGCCGCGCGGGGAACTGCCGTTACTCGAGCGACCATTCGTGCTGGGACATACTGACTGCTGGGGTTTGGTGATGAGCTATTTCCGGCAGACGCACGGCATTGAGCTGAACGACTACCGCGTCGATTATCCGTGGTGGGAAAAGCAGTACCCGGATAATTTCTATCAGGATTGCTGGTACGAATGCGGTTTTCGGGAGTTCTCCGGCGCGCCAGTTGCAGGGGATTTGGTGATCATGCAGGTTCAGTCGGAGAAGTGGAATCACGCTGGGATCTTGCTGGAAGGCAATATGCTGCTGCACCACATGTACGGAAGGTTGAGCCAGCGTGTGCCGTACGGGGGGTATTGGCGAGAACGTACGGTTAAAATTTTGAGACACGTTCTTAAAGATTCGGCTCTTCCATGATTGATAGGTTAAAGCTATTTGTTGGGAACCGTTATAGGTGGTACTGTTTTTATATACAGTGTTTGGTGTGCTGTATTTAATTACATGAATACGTTTCATTTAAAACTGTCTATCATAAGGTAATAATAAGCAATTCTTACATTTTGTTTAACCTTAAGAAGGATTTTACATGGACAGTACTACCCCTGACGTTTGTAAGTCATGTGGTCGTGAGATTGATTTTGACACGACAATTGCTTCTTGTGTATGCGGCTATGATGTTTCTTTAGAGCAAGAATCTATCGTATACAGCCCACATAATGCAATTACTGCAAGGTTAGATGTAGTATCTGGCGAGCATGGTACTACGTTTAAAGCTACCACCGGTGAGGTATGGGGATTAGATGTAGAGGATGTTCGTTCTTTCATTTTACAGGCTGAAAGAAAGTTTAAATTAAAACGTAAAAGTCATGGTTTTATTACTAAGAATGATCTGGCAAATAGTACTGCTACTGCATTAAAAAGTTATATTAATGCAAGAATCGATTTCAAGAATTTTGTTGAATACTTTATGCATAACATAAAGAATCAGGCGGCACTTAACGGAAAAAAACCAGCTGGCGGTTCTATCGTTTTTATACATTATCATACTGAAGATGAGACGGAGAGTATGGGTAGGCTCTTTGTTATCATGGTAGACAATAATAGTGTTTTTAACTTTGATGAAAATCTAGTGCCTAAAAAACTACCCTCTATTGATATGGATGCACTTAGACAAGCGGTTTTAGTTGATTTGACCCTTTTCGACGTTTCATATCCTAACAATATGAATGAGACATACCTGCAGTTTATTTCTGGGAAGTCTAATAGTAATTTCTTTAAGAAAGCCATAGGTTGTGAAGAGGACCTTGATAACAATCGTAGTGTTGAAGAGGCAGAAAAGGCAGTTAAGGAATTTTCTGTTCATATGAAATTAACACCAATTGAGAAGGTTAAGATTCTTGATGCTGTTAAGCAGTTAATGCATGAAAAGGCAAAGAGTAAGACTAATAATAAAGTTTCCTTAGCCGATATCAGTAAAACGATAGACAAGGCTCTGTCAGAAGATTCTCATGCTCTAAATAAATTCACTCAATTTGCATTGTTAGGTGAATATAAAATAGATGAGTTTTTCGAGCCGAGCATAAATTCAGAAAAGAAATTTGGTAAGGTGATATTGTCTGATGTCGATAAAGATTACGCTTGTAGCATATCTGTTAAAGCTATTGGCACTGACAATGACTCTGAAGCTAAAGCTATTTATAAAAAAGAACAAGGAGTTCTTATAATAAAGCTTTCCGATATTGATATTGAAAAAATGAATGATATTTTTAGTATTTAACTCACATTAAGGAGGGCGTATGAATACGGGCGTAGAATTTAAAGATTTTACACAAAGACTTCAAAAGTCCTCAATTGACGTCACCGAGGGGTATGCATCTATAGAAGTAGGTGATGGTGATGTGAGTTCTTTCATTTCAGAATTGAAAAAATTCGGAATTCTATCAGAGATAAATCTATCCGATGAAAATCTTGTATTTAGAATAGGAAATGGGTGTTTTAAAGAAGACTCACTTCTTTTTGGTTCGATTGAATCTCTATGGCGGAAAAGTTGCAGCCTTGCCAAAGTTCCAGAAGATTTTTTCATACTACGTGGAAAGATTAGCTCTTTTGATGCTTTCCCTGAAGTAGATTGTATGAGGCAGTTTATTTGTTGGAGAAATGTTTTAACAAAACTTTCCAATCACCCTATTGATAATAAAAGTATTTGGTATTTACCTGATGATGACGGAGGTAAAGAGGTCGTTGTAGAACTTCATGATAATTTATTTCGGGTAAAAGAAATCCCATACACCGCTATTTCTCTAGAAAGTGCAAATAAGTTAGTAAGTGTTATCAATCTTGATGATGCTCAATCAAGCGAGAGAAAGGCTATCCTGCGAAAGGCAGTAAGTGATTTCGTTAATGATGATAGCAGCATCGATACGATCGTTAAAAATGGTGAAAGAGTTTACAACCGTTATAACGACTTGTTGGATCTGTACACTAAACGATTCTCAGTTAATAAAATTCTTTCTGAAATCGAGTCTAAAAATCTTGAATATACTACTAAAATTAATGATTTTATTTCATCGAGTCAGAGCAAGGCTTTTACCATCCCTGGTTCACTGATTGCTGTTGGTGCTTTAGCAAAAACCAGTGGGTTTTGGGAGGGGGTTCTTGTTGTTATCGGTCTTTGGATGGTTCATTACATAACAAAATCATCAAATGACGTCCAAAGGGAGTCTTATAAAAATCTAATAGACACACTGAGCAACGCATTTGATAGATACAATCAATTTGATGAGGGAACGGAAGTTCGTAAGGCTGCAAAGAGTACTTTGTCTTCCATTTCGACGAAAATAGATTCGGCTTCTGTGAGATTAAATAAAATTGATACCCTTGGTCGAGCAATGATAGTTATAAGTGTAATTTATCTTATCTTCAAATGACGAGAAAGTAATGAAAAAACTACTCATAGCAGTGCTGGCGCTCGGGCTTGCCGGTTGCAATGAAAGTGACGAAAAGGTTATTGCTTACGGACAAAATGAAATTTCGCAAAACCTTAAAGATCCAACAAGTCCGTTATTCAGGGATGTTTTTTTTCACAAGGATGAAAAAATGCCAGGCGACGGAGTGAGCGGCTATGTCTGTGGACAGCTTAATGCAAAAAACTCCTTCGGTGCATATAATGGTTACAACCCTTTCTACATACACGTCACGGTTAAAACAAGATGGTTACTACCTGCATTAGGGGTCTTACGGGGATCATCAGATCCTTGGGTATTAGTCAGTTCTGATTCATCAGAGGAACAGCAACTAGCGCTGCAAACGTACATGTCGAAGTGTGGAAAAAGCTAAAGTTGTCTGTGATGATTGCACGAACGATGTCTTTTACTCTTTTTTTAAAGTCATGGAGAAACAGAAATGAAAGTTTGTTTATTTCTCGGATTAGTGCTCGCTACAGGCCTTACTCAAGGAGTTGCATTCGCACAAGATAGCACTCAAAACGCTCAATCCCCGGAGTTTTATTTACAAGCGTTGTGCCGCGGAAATGGTCATCTCGGTAAGGGATTAGGTGATAATTCTACTGAGGTTATCAAACAATCCGCACAAATTTCTAAGCCGTTAAGACCTGGAAATTCTGCTCCAGAAAATTACAAAATCGCAGAGCTCACCTATCAGGGACTTAGCAAAGATGCTTTATTGCATTGCCATGAGTACTCTGATGAGCAACTAAAGGGTCTTGTTGATAATTTCCTACTAAAATCAAAGTAACGGCATTAATACATTGAGAAAATCATACATAGTGGCATTTGAAAGAGTTGCTGCGTTTTTACTGGCGCTCGGGCTGGCAGGGTGTGCAACATCGCCGGTAACATCTGATAAAGCTCGGCCTGTGCCTGCCGACAGAATGCTTGCCTTTGGTAACGGTGAACCCGCAACATCTGGGGTGTTAAGTGTAACGCGAGATTCTGGTTTTCTTGGCGGCGGCTGTTACTTAGGTTTTTATATTGATGGCCAGCTTGCCGCTAAGTTTGATACTGCTGAGAAAGGCATATTTTACGTCAAGCCTGGCGAGCACGTTATAGGCATTGGTAATCCAGGCGGCAGTGGTTTGTGCAATATCGAGAACGGTTATCGTCGAGAAACATCAACAGTGATTTCTCAAGGTGAAATTAAAAAATTCAGGCTTACCACTCGACAGGGGGATGGCGCTGCAGTTGAGCCTTCCACTCTTTGACTATTAAATTCTAATTAAAGCCCACTTCGGTGGGTTTTTTTATGGGTGATATATGCAAGAAGTAATGACACGTATAGAGCTGGGTGGTTCCTTAGGAAAGATTTTTGGGAAAACTCATAACCGATCTGTGAAAACTACAAGCGAAGCTGTACGAGCCTTGTGTTGCACTTTAAAGGATTTCGAAAGATACCTGAATAATAGTAAGGCACGAGGTATCACTTTTGCAGTTTTTCGGGGGAAAAAGAACCTCGATAAGGATGACCTGGACTTTCCAGTTAACGGAGAGGTTATTCGCATCCTGCCAGTAATAATAGGCAGTAAACAGGCCGGCTTATTTCAAACGATACTGGGCGCGGCGCTTATAGCTGTTGGTGCTGTAATGACCTACTTGTCAGCAGGGACTGCAAGCCCATTAGCTGCAGGATTTATTACAAGTGGCGCAGCTATGATGGCTGGCGGCGTCATCCAAATGCTATCCCCGCAGGCTGGCGGCCTGGCGAGTAAACAGGATGCCGATAACAAAGCTTCCTACGCGTTCGGCGGCGTGACCAATACCACCGCTCAGGGCAATCCTGTACCGCTGCTTTACGGCAAGCGGCGCATCGGCGGGGCTATTATCTCTGCTGGTATCTATGCTGAGGATCAGCAGTAAGGTTTTTCTCGTTATTTACTCAATGACGAACTGAGTGAATTGCTTAGCAAAATCTCCAAGTCCAATGCCATTTAACTCAAGAATAATATTCTCTCGTTGGTCTAATGGCATTTTGGCAATAAGTAAGCCAATAACCATCTTTAGCTGAACCACTTCTTTTTCTGCATCTTTTAGGTCTTCGAATTTACAGTTGAGATGAATCTTCCTATTAACAAGCGGCATATTATCCTCGCTGAGTATTATCTTTAAAGTATGTTTGGCATGCCCTGAGCATGTGATATCTCACATCTAACATATCCTCATCAGCAAATTAGCAACATCCTGATATTCGATCAGTCATTCCAATCCAGCTGCCTAAGTGCGGCTTTTTTTATGGGCGCAATATGGCAACAGCTACCGCAATCAAAGGCCGCAAAGGCGGCAGCTCTTCCCCAAGAACACCCACTGAAGCACCAGATGATCTGCAGTCAGTTGCTAAAGCAAAGGTTCTTCTGGCGCTGGCCGAGGGAGAACTCAGTGGCGAGCTTGATGGTACCAGCATCTTTCTCGACGGTACGGCGATCACCAACACCGACGGCAGCAGCAACTTCAGCGGTGTGGCGTGGGAGTTTCGCTCAGGCACTCAGGATCAGACTTATATTCAGGGCGTTCCCGGTACCGAAAACGAGATCAGCGTCAGTACCGAAATAACGACGGTTAAGCCGTGGACTCACACCTTCAGTAACTCGCAGCTCTCTGCCGCCCGCGTGCGTCTGAAATGGCCGTCTTTGTACCAGCAATCGAATTCAGGGGACATTAACGGTTTTACGGTTCAGTACGCGATCGACCTGCAGACGGATGGTGGTACCTGGCAGAATATTTTGACCGAGTCCGTCAGTGGTAAAACCACTACCGGCTACGAGCGCAGCCGCCGTATTGATCTGCCACAGTCAGCATCAACGTGGACGCTGCGCGTGCGACGCCTGACCGCTGATTCAACCAGCTCGCTGATCGGCGATAAGATGACAATCGAGAGCTATACCGAAGTCATTGATGCCAAACTTCGGTACCCGAATACCGCACTGCTCTACATCGAATTCGACTCCAGCCAGTTCAACGGATCTATCCCTCAGATTTCCTGCGAGCCGAAAGGGCGCGTGGTTCGCGTCCCGACAACTTACGACCCCGTGACCCGATCATATTCAGGTACATGGGATGGAACGTTTAAATGGGCCTGGACTGATAACCCAACGTGGATCTTTTACGACATTGTCGTTAATAACCGCTTTGGTCTCGGCCAGCGGCTCACTGCTGACAATATTGATAAGTGGGAGCTTTACCGCGTCTCGCAATACTGCGATCAAATGGTGCCGGACGGTCGCGGGGGAAGTGGAACCGAGCCTCGTTATATCTGCAATGTGTACGTGCAAGACAGGAACAGCGCGTTCAATGTGCTTCGTGACTTTGCGGCCATCTTCCGTGGTATGACCTACTGGGGCAATAATCAGCTGGTTGCGCTGGCGGACATGCCACGGGACATCGATTACAACTACACCCGAGCCAACGTCATTGATGGTTTGTTCACGTACTCCAGCAGCACCACAAAGGCACGTTATACGACCGCGTTGGTTTCATGGTCTGACCCTGATAATGCTTACAGTGACGCGATGGAGCCCGTTTTCGAGCAGGATTTAGTGACGCGCTACGGCTTCAATCAGCTCGAGCTCACTGCTATTGGGTGCACGCGCCAGTCGGAAGCAAACCGGAAAGGCCGCTGGGGGATCCTCACCAACAACAAAGACCGACTGGTGTCTTTTGATGTTGGGCTGGACGGCATGATCCCTTTGCCTGGCTACATTATCGGTATTGCTGACGAGCTGCTTTCCGGCAAAGTGACTGGCGGACGTATCAGTTCGGTAAATGGCAGAGCAATAACGCTTGATCGCGTGCCGGATGCTGTTGCAGGTGACCGCCTCCTGGTAAACCTGCCGTCTGGTGCATCGCAGAGCCGGACAATCCAGTCGGTCAGCGGTAAGGTGCTTACAGTGACGACGGCTTTCGGGGAAGTGCCGCAGGCAGAATCCGTTTGGGTAGTTGAATCCGAATCTCTTTACGTTCAGCAATATCGTGTTGTCGGTCGAAAAGACAATAACGACAACACATTCACCATCACTGCCGCTTACCACGATCCTGATAAATACGCCCGTATCGACACCGGTGCTGTGATTGACGACCGTCCGATAAGTGTTGTGCCTGCCGGAACGCAGGCTATACCGGCAAACATCACCGTCAGCAATACGTCGACCGTGATTCAGGGGCTGTCTGTGGCCACGCTGCATGCCACATGGGATAAAGCTGACGGCGCGATTGCTTACGATGCCCAATGGCGGAAAGATGATGGAAACTGGGTATCTGTTGCCCAATCTTCCACTAACTCATTCGATGTTTCAGGTATTTACTCAGGAAAATACCTGGTGCGGGTCCGCGCCATTAATGCTGCAGAAATTTCCTCTTCGTGGGGTTATTCAGTATTGACCTCTCTATCTGGCAAGATCGGTATGCCGCCGGTACCGGTAGGTTTCGCCGCCACGGCAATCGTATTTGGGATCACATTGAACTGGGGATTCCCTGCAGGAGCCGAGGATACGCAGCAGACTGAAATTCAATACAGCCTGACCTCGGATTTTGCAGCGCCGCAGCTGTTGACGGATGCACCTTATCCGCTGAGTACATACACCATGCCGGGGCTGGCTGCAGGCCGCGAGTTTTGGTTCCGTGCCAGATTGGTCGACAAAATTGGAAACGAAGGGGCATGGACGGGGATCATTCGCGGCGTATCCAGTTCAGACGCCAGCGATATTCTCGACTACATTGGCGATGAGTTTTTATCGACCGAAGCCGGTAAGCAGCTGACGTCTCGTGTCGACTCTGTAGATGGTAGCGTCAAAGAGCTGAATGACGCTGTCACGTCTGCCAACGATAAAATTGATGCAACCAATACCCACATTAACCAGGTGAACACTGAGCTGCAAGGCAAGGTAGACGCCATAACCGGCGGCAGCACATCTTCAATCGCTCAGGTTGTCACACAGGTCACCATCCTTCAGCAGAATGATGTTAATCAGGCTCAGCAGATCTCAGTGGTAACCGCTACTGCGAACGGTAATAAGACGGCGATTGCCACAGAAACTACCGCACGCGCCACCGCTGATACGGCCCTTGGCAAGCGTATTGATCTGACTAATGCGCAGGTTGGGGACAATAAAACTGCAATCACCACGGAGACGACTGCCCGCGCTACGGCGGATACGGCGCTGGGTACTCGCATTGACAATCTAACGACAACCGTTGGAAACAACACGACGTCTATCACAAGCGAAGCGACGGCTCGTGCTACAGCAGACACCGCTCTCGGTACCCGTATCGACTCTGTTAAAACCACGACAGACGGCAACACCACTGCCATTACGTCAGAAGTGACAGCGCGGACGACCGCTGATAATGCCCTGGGATCAAGGATTGATAGTGTTAAGGCCGCGACTGATTCTAATACCGCATCCATTTCATCTATTCAGACTGCCCAGACCGATGCCGACCAATCCCTCACAACAGTGATCAACAACAATGAGTCCAGCTACATCGCCAGCATTGAAACGTCGCTGGCTAATGACCGTGACTCGAAGGATCAGCGAACGGCAACAGGCCAGGTTAAACAGCAGGTTGTTGAGTTCAATGCACGTATTACTGAAACGCAAAGGACCGTTGCTGACGGGCAGCAGGCGTTCGCTGAATATCAACAAACGGTATCCGCATCAATTCAGGATCTGAACGATGCTAATTCTGAGCTATCAGCGACGGTGCAAACCACGGCGTCCGCAGTGGTCGACCTGAATGGTAAGGCGTCGGCGCAGTGGGGCATTAAGTTAGGGATAAACAGCAACGGTCAATATTACGCTGCAGGTATGGGGATTGGACTGGAGAATACGCCTGCCGGCATGCAGTCGACGGTGGCGTTCCTCGCGAATAACTTTGTGGTGATGTCAGACGTAAATGGTACACCGAAGGCGTTCTTCGCCATTCGCAGCGGACAGACGTTTATCGATGAAGGTTTCATTCAGGACGGCACAATTACCAACGCCAAGATCGGCAACTTCATTCAGTCAACTAACTACGTGGCTAACGTCTCAGGCTGGCGGCTGGATAAAGGCGGCACCTTTGTGAACTTCGGTACCGGCAGCGGCGGCAAGATGAAAACCACCAACACAACGATCAGCGTTGCAGATGGTAACGGAGTGCTGCGCGTGCAGATCGGCGAACTGACGGGGGTATTTTGA